CCCGGGTGTTTTCAAACTCTACGGCATGCATATCGGGACATGACTACGGCCAATATAACTGGACCACACCGCTTGCAAGCCATATGCATATAACGTCCATACTCGACGTCTACCCGTCAAGAGGCCCCTGCGCGACAGTTTCGAACCTGAATGTTAAAAAAAAGTTGTATGAGTTTAGTGTTTAAACGTTTCTGTATTTTATCATTGGCTCTTTGCATAATGTCTTTGCATATTGTGTTCACGTCGTCCGCACGTGAATAACAATGCAAATCCAAGGTGAACATATTAAACATATTGTGCCGATCCCACAGTTGGGTGTTTGCGTGTAGCGATAATATCATAAATATAGAACCTAACTCAAGCGTAGGATGATATCTGAGGTCAGTAGTTGCTTTGAACGTCGAGCGTGTAGGACGCGCTCACAACTTCGCGCCGTTTTAGCAGAAACCAAAGTTTCGCGTATCATCGTGATGAATTTCCGAAATCGCAAAATATCACGACCTTCACCGCGGCCGCCAAAGCTGATGTCAAGAAAGAATGCTTTGCCGGAGAATGTTATTCTCTGCCTCTACTTGAGTGAGTTCCTGCGTTTTGCAGACTTTCGGAGCTTGGTGAAGGCTGTTTGGCCCAACAACGACGAAGGTGACATTGTGCGATCGAGAATGTGGCAATTATCTACTCATATTGCTGAAATACCTTTCATCAACGGAAAACAATTGAGCATTGAATTTAACTACAATCCATGGAGGAAAAATCAAGAGTGTATCCTTATCAATGTTGAAACTCTATTACCGATATTCGGTAGGATCATGTTGCCGGTGGTAAACAAGTTTATCAGCGTATCGCAGATAGAAAACTATGTCAAAATGCACGTTCATCTGAACATGTGTTCCGACTATCGACACAGTTCCTGCTCATGTCACCTTAAGAATTATAATCCTAACGAGGCTAGAGCGTTCGCAAAGCCCTCAGTTGATGCATGCAAGTTTGGACACTTTCATCACTATTGCTCGGAACACGTTATTCATTGGTTAAAGTTTTTTTTAAATCCCTTGCTGGTGGCCAAAGAAGAAAATACTTCTCCTGACGAGGACGAGATCCAAAATTACTTGTCTTTTTCAAGTAATGTTCTTTGAGGGACGGACGATACGCGGCGGGGTCAGAGCGTAGTGACCCAATATGTAGTGTTAGCCGATAAATTGTAATCATAATTTTTTATTAGTAAACAAACTGGAAGCGTGCCGTCTGCTAGTTTTTAGCGATATAGATAAGCAGCGCAACTTGGCTTCCCTGCTTGAACACTCATGTAATAAAATGATTCAGCAATTATATGTTTGTTTTCATTTCCTTTCTGTGTCCCTCAATCACTATAGAATAAAAGAAAATGTGTAGAACAAGTTCGAGAGGTATCAGGATATGAATATCAAGGTGTATGAGTCTTCCAATATTACTCTAAGTTTATACTTAGTTTCTCTTACATAACAAATATTGCAAAAAGATCAAAATGAAGTTCAAGTCCCGAGGCTAGGAGAAAATTTTTGCTACTATGACCACCGATAACAGTGTCGTGTGTTCTGATCACGGTTTGTTCAGCGCAAATACATTTGACAGATTCTTAGAAGATAAGCATCATAGCGTAATGTATTTTAATAGCGTAATGTGCATGTTTGTGAAAATAGGTACATGTTCGCGATAATAGCTGTCCGCTTTGTACCGGGCAGACAAAGTCACCGCTAACAGGTTTAGCGGGCACGTTATACAACCGTAGCGTTCGATGCAGTTCATAAAAACAGTTAGTACGGCCCTTATCATTATGTCATTTGGCGGTCAAACCGAAAACATGTACACGAGTTTCTACCTAAATAACGTGATGCAATAGAACGAATTGAAGTCACCTTGCCGATCGAAGTATCACAAGCGTTGCATCCACTTTGAACGATAGCGGTAAGAGCACGCCTTTGGCGAAACAGACAGATTATCACGTGTGACCTTTAGTCTTATCACCAGATATTTCCTATGGTTCCCAAAGTTTTGGTGCTAGCGTTATTCACGAGTATATGGAATATTATTCTGTCTCGACAGTGAATGATTGAAAAAACAATACTTTGGAGCAGTAAGACTTGTTTTATTCTTCCTATGGTCCAAAACGGAGTCTTTTTTAATACATATTCGAACCTCTTGTTATGGAAATATTTATACGGTTTAAACTTTGAGAATCTGTGGCTCGGTGGATCTACCGATAATGTCGCACACGTAAATAAATCCATAGATTAATACGCGTCATGACTATATATAGAGAAACCGATAGCTTTAATTGACTAATATCCGGAAAACGCTTGAACCTGTAGAACTCATTCGACCATCGCGCTGTACGCTAGTTTTTTCCTCCTGTTGTAAAGTGCGCGTTTCCTCGTAAAATTACAATGAATTCAAAAGCAAATAAAGTGGTCAAGAGACGCCGCCACGTTTCCAGAAGTACGTCTGCACCAGCATCACCACTCTTGACGCCAAAGAGAATTACTTTTCCGTTGGAGATGATTCTTTACATGGCCAACTTCATGTGCTTCCAAGACTACAGAAGGTTTATTCTGTCTCTTTATCCCAATTACGTCATGAGCGATCTCATTTGGAAAAAATTGTGGGAACTATCTACTTACCGGACCGAAACCGTGTTCATCAACGGGAAGCCAATGGTCATCGAGTACAACTTCGACCCCTCGAGAATAAGAGAAGATCGCATACTAATGAATGTCGAAACTTTGTCGCCTATTTTTGGCAGAATCGTGTCTCCAACCATAAAAAAATTCACAGGGGTTTCCGAGCTGAAGAATTTCGTTAAAATGCACACTCATTTGAATCAGTGCTCGGGAGGTCAATTCGCCAGCTGCCCGTGTCACTTGGTTGACAAGAACGGCCGAGGCTTGGAAGCCTTTGAAAAGCCTCTGACGGATGCCTGCCCGTATGGACACTATCATCACTATTGTGCACATCACGTTGCAAGCTGGTTGAACATTCTTGAGGGTATTTTAATGCAGCTGCAACAACAACGCCATTGTTTCAGCGAAGACCTCGCCCGGAGCTTCATCCTTTCTATGGATGAATCTGTCTACGTTCATGGGGTCGAGATGCAGCGTCACGGTTGCATACTCTACAGAATGCTAACAATGTAATGTTATCACTTTTTGCGGCAGCCGCATAGCTCAGTAGCGTTCATTTATCATTCTTATAGTTCCACAAGCTTTTAGTAATAAAGTTTGTTCTAAAAATAGTTTAATGTACGCCGGCACTTTGTATATTCATATAAATTGTAATATAAATAATGAGTTGTTTTATTTTTCCTTCCTGCTTCTCATGTAGGTAACAGCATATGCGCAATAAGAATTTATCGTTTAACACTTGTCGGTTGCGGTTGGGTGCTTTCCAATTAGAGCACACAAGCGCACAGTGCGACACAATGCCCAGCGCTGAGTGTTCCAACAACCGCACTGTGCCGCACGGCTGGACACAGCGAATTCTTGTGTCCGCGCGTGCCGTGCTGCCAGGAGTACCAATAATCCAAGTAAATTTTTGTATTTCTAGTGGTGGCAACACTGAGATCTTTTGTTCTCGCCGGCAAAACATTCGGAACGTAGTCTGTCGGAGTTTTCAGGAAACAGATTGCGTTCCAACAAGCACCATGACACAGGTTCGCACTGTGCAGCACAGTGCGACACAGTGCCGTGTAATTGGAAAACCCACGTTGTTTGTAGCGCGTGTCGCATACGCAGCGCCACCACTCGACATGCGTCAGTACTGTGAAACAAAGCACACATGTACCAGCGTCTACTAGGTTCAGAACAAAAAAAATTTGTACAAACTTTCGGTCTTTCCTCCAAGCCACCTTTGTCGTCGCTCCTTAGAACAGAGCAGACTAATCATGCACATTGTAGCTACAACCGTTGGAGAGATTTGAGTGCTGCCGTAGATAGTGTAAGACCACTGTACGTTCTTCGCTATTCAAGGTTTCAGACTGTTCGTAGAACGTGCTGGCTGGCAGAGGGTTATCATAATCATTGTGGCTTCAGAAAGTTATGGTTCAGTTGAAAACGTTCACTAGGGTATCCTCTGTAGCAGATAACGCTGTGGCACTACTAAGACGCATGGCACTGGTTTCAGTGATTGGTCAGGCCATGGCTTGACGTTAACAGCATACAATGACGAATCCTTATCGCTCTTTGTGCTCGCTCCATCCGTGAAGCTTCGCAACCGGTGCAACTGAGGCTCCGCGTTCTCCTTTTGGTGCCTTATGAGATTGCAGCATACTCGGACGATCTGCTATGGATGCAATGGATATTGATAGGAAGTACACACGTAATAGTGAACATGCTGCCGAGCATGTTCGTCGGACGGTACAGAGACAGTGGTTATTGAGTACGATATGATTGGAGCCACAACTAAAACTTCAACATCTTTGCACGATAGTTTTCACCCCTGAGTATGACAATCTCATACTGGCTCTCCCTCGAAATGCTTCTCTATGAAATTATAGACCGTACGCGCTTGAGCGATTGACTGTATTGAAAAGACGACCGTTGTGAGAACATTAACTATATCGCGTAAATACAGTCAGTGATACATGAGAGTACGGGCCATAACTTCGAAACGGAGCATCGAAGGGAGGTGATGAAAACCTTTTTGAACTCAGGGAAAAAAGGTATATAATGCAATGCCTCCCAAGCTTTAGCCGTAAAGTATATTTTTTCGAATATAAGAATGACCATATGATTCGAAAGTGCGCACTGTGTCGGCCGTATCACCTAATCAGTTTTCATAGCATTGATCCAATTGTAAAAAGCCTGCTTGCTCATGCTTACAAGCAGGAACTTAAAACTTACTTTTCCTCACGTAGTGCATGTAGTTGGTTCGTTACTTCAGTAGTGACAATTTCACGACCCCACCGAAGCTATACACTTTTGTGAATATGCAAGTTGGTCTGCACGTGTGTTCAAATCGTAACGAAACAAAAGTGTGAACGGCTCTTACGAACATACTTGTTGCGGGTATGTCTAGTCCCTCTGAGTTCGAGAGTGATGCAGAATGAAGTTCATAGCGTGAACGTCACGTCACCA